CAGCGCCTTCCCCATGCAGTAGCCAAGCTGGTAAAGGGGAAGAAAAGATAAGCCATGACCACCACCGGTAGCAACATCCGCACATACCTACTAACCAAGTCCGCTATCACGGACGTGATAGGCACGCGCTTACGACCTGATGTACTGGCACAAAGTGATACCATGCCCGCCATGACCTATGCCGAGATGTATACAAACCACTTTTATACAATCGATGCCGCCGCCGGGATAGAAAACTGCATGTTGGAAATCATGGTGTACAGCGAAACACGCACCCAGGCAGACAGCCTGGCCGACCTGGTACGGCAGCAGCTCCAGGGCTACCGGGGCACGGCCGGCAGCGTGGAGGTAATAAGCTGCAAGCTGGACGATACCGGGCACGGATACGAGCAACCGACCGACGACAGCGACAACGGAAAATATATAAGCGGCTTGCGTTTTGATATTCACGTACAGGAAACAACCCCCACGTTTTAGGAGAAGATAATCATGGCAGATACAGGTAATGGTGCTACGCTCACACTCGGAACCACGGGCGGTAGCTACGATATCGTTTCTATTTCCGGACTGGAAGTTTCGAAAGATACGATCGAAATCACCAAGTTAGCTGATACTGGCCGCAAGCGGTTTATCACAGATGACCTGGCAGAGATCGGGGAAATCACGGTGACCGCCTATAGCGATTGTGGCGTGCCAGATATCGCCAACGATTACGGCGCCGCGATTGATGAAAGCGTGACTATTACGTACCCCCAGAAGCCAGGCGGCAGCACTGCCGGTACCGTGGTTTTTGGCGGCCGGCCCACCAGCGTAAAGACAGCAGACGCTGAAATGGGTGAAGTGATGTTGATTGAATTCACAATCAAGGGCACGGGCAACAGTGCCGGATTTACTTTTACAGCGGGAACCTAACTTGATCACCTTTGAAGATCACCCGGCCAGGGAAGTTATTAACGGGCAAAGAGTGCCAGCGGTACCAGATCAACGCATGATCCGCGTTAACGGGGATCACGCGGGGTACTGCGGCATCGAGCCTGGGAAGCCGGTAAGCATGATCAGGCGGTACCCGGTGGACGTGATACAGGAAGTGGTGGCTGCCGTGGTGGAGGCATACGGTGAGCCATCGAGGGTAACCATGCCTCCAGATATGGGAGTACTAGAGGGATGGCAATAGCAACAAGGGAAAAACTGTTTGCATGTACGCGGCGCCGGTATCGGACAGAAACCGTAGGCGGCCTGGACTTCACTTTCCAAAGCCTTACCGAGGCCGAAAAAAGTAAGTTTGAAAAGCAGGTGTTAAACAAACAGGGATCAGTAAAGGATGACAGCCGGCGGCGCCTGCTGGTGTTATCCCTGGTGGACCCCAAGAGTAAACAGCCATTCCTGGAAGAAGCAGATATTAGCGAGCTGGGGAACCTGGACGGGGCAGTAACCAGCCAGCTATTCGATGTAGCTATGGAACACGTGGGATTCTCAGATAACGACATAGAGGAACTGGAAAAAAACTCGCAAACGACGAGCGCCGGCGGTTCGCCTTCCGCCTAGCGCGCGTCGTAGGAACCTGGGATGTAGAGGCCCTGATAAATGAAATACCAGCGGAACTTTTTACTGAATGGATAGCCTACTACCGGCAGGAACCGTTCGGTGATGAATGGCTACAGACCAGTTATATATGTGCAATTGTCAGAAACCTATTAGCAACCAAAGAAAGCGATATCCTGGATTTAGATTACTTCGTACCTAATTTTTCACAAAAGAAAAAGCGGCCACAGCGCTTCGATGCAAAAGCCCACGAGGCAAAAATGGCTGCTATGTTTAACAAGAGCTGATTAAATGGCAAACCTGGGATCACTAGTAGCTAATGTTGTTGCTAACACCGCGCCCTTTGAACGTGGTATGAAGCGGGCCAGCAGCAGCCTGGATAGATTCAGTAAGAGAAGCGCTCTAGGCCGGGGGTCCCTGGCAGGCCTTGCCGCCAAATTTGCCAAGGTAGCTGCCGCCGCCGCCGCTGTTATCCCCATGATGCGCCGGCTATCTCGCTCGATGCGAGAGATTAACGACCTGGCTATCGAGGCGCGGGGCCTGGATATGACATCCCAGGCACTACGCGCCTTGCAGTATTCAGCGAGCCTTGCTGGCATGGAAGCGGGAAGTTTTAACGCGGCTATAACCAGGATGAACACGTCTATCACCCAGGCCGCCCACGGCACCGGGGAAGCGGCGCAGCCACTGAAGGAACTGGGACTGGAGGCGCGCCAGCTTGCCACGATTTCCCCAGATCAGCAGATCGCGGCCCTGGCTGCTGCTTTTGATCAGGTAAAAAGCCCGGCAGAAAAAGCCCGCCTGGCGACCGCTATTTTTGGTAGCGCCGGACGGGACATGTTGGCGGTGCTAAGTGACGGCCAGGCAGGCCTGGAAAAGCAGAGCGAGGAATTTAAGTTACTGGCGGGCAATATCTCCGAGTTAGATACGCAAAAAGTTAAAAACATGAAAAACGAGTGGAAAAAGGTAGGCATCGTATGGAAAGCCACCTGGGATAACGCCCTGGTGGCAATCGAGCCACTGGGAACCGCCCTGGCTAAGATCGTTAAATGGACGCTAACGGGCTTGTCTTTGCTGGCGAAGTATAACCCGTTTTTCGTGGTGTTTAATCTACACCGGGACCGCCAGAACCGTTTAATGGCTGAGACAAAAAAGAGACATAAAGAGCTGCTGCCTAGCCTGGAAGAAGAAAGAAAAAAACAAGAGGCCATAGCTAAAGCCCAGGCGGAGCGCCTTAAGAAGCAAGACCAGGCCAGGGAAGCCATAAGCCGCGAGGGGGAAGCCATTACGCGGGCTTTCCTGGACCCCCAGGAAAAATTGAACGCCCGTATAAACGACCTGAACCGCCTTGTAACTGCTGGCGCCATTACCTGGACCACGTACCGGCGCGCCGTAGCTGGCGCCGTTAAGGATATGAAAGAAGCCAATAAGCAGACCAGCAAGCTAAGTAAGCGGCAGGCCGTGGGGGCGGTCACCCGTGGCAGTACCGCCGCCTTCAGCGCCGTGCAGGCAGCCAAGCGTGATGCCGAGCACCAGCGGCGCGTGCAGGCCGAGCAGTTAGCCGAGCAGCGGGAAACTAACCGAATCCTTAACAGTATCAACGTAAAAACCGAGCCCACCAGGGTATCGGCGGTCAAGATATAGGGGGCAAACATGGGCCACGTAAGTACGGACGTAATCCATGATGGCTGGACGGGCGCCCGCGCAATCGGGGAAATTGTGCCGGAGTTTAGCGTTAAGTACATCGTCAAAGTTGATGACCAGGAAGACGGGCCCAACTTCATTCTTAAAAAATGTAAGCTACCCAAGCCAGGCGATTCTTATACGGGAATAGGAAACGACAACTACGGCCACGCCATCTGTAAAAGCGTGAACGTAACTCCGCTGGGGAATAAGGCCTGGCGGGCAACGGCTAATTTTGCAGCGCCCCAGTTTGATGAGACAGAAGACGACGTAATGCTGGATGAGGACGATGAGCCCACAGACGACCCCAGCAAGCAGGGCCTGGAGGTTTCTATAGCGCTGGTTCAGATGAGCAAGCCAGCAGAAATGGGTGATTATGTAAAAGGGTGGAGCAAGCAAGGGGTTTTCTTTGCACCATTTCCAGGCGGCCCCATGCCCAGGAGCCAGAATATCCGCATGGATGCTATCACCAACAGTGCGATGGGTGTTTTTGACCCACCGCCGGAAATCGACTATAGCCGCGTGGCCGTAACGATCAGCCGCAACCAGAAGCGTTTTAACGCTAACAGGCTGCTGCCGTTTAACGACACGGTAAACAATGACCAGATAAAACTACGTTTTGGCGGTAAGGCAAAAGAGCGTTTTAAACTCGATATAAAACCCGGTGAGGCAAAAATGCAGACCATCGGCGCAGATCGCCGGATCAGTAGCGAGGGTGAAGTGTACTGGCGGGTAAGTTTCGAGTTTCACGTTGAGCCGGGAAAAGGGCGGGACGCCTGGCGCGCTTTTATCCTGGATCGTGGCTTTGGCCATAGCGCGTCATTTGATCCCAAAACCGGGTTAAACCTTTACCAACTAGGCGAAGGCGAAACTGACCTGGGCGTCACGCCTGTGCCGTTT